CGAAAAGATAATAGACCAAGACCCAAGCGCAACTAAGAAGTACTCTGAGTGGGCGATTAAAAAGTTTATAACCATAGGTGGAAAGTTTTCATTACAACATACCACAGATGAGATTAGTAAAATTGTTAAAAATTATCATAGTATAGTAGATAGACTCTCTAAAGAAAAAGTTGAAAAAATAGTGGCCAAAGACGAGATTGGAACTGTATTTAACTCCGAAGATTCTAAAAATAAAGTTTTAAGAAGCCCAAAAGATATAAACTCTTTCGATACCCTCTATGAACTACAAAAATTTTTAACTCTTTACGATAGATTTCAATTTCTTTCAGACCAAGAAGAGAAGAGTAAAAAAGAATCTGAAAAGTTATACGAAGATGATAGGTTCTTAATTATTAGACCACTATCTCACACATCATCTTGTTACTACGGAGCGAACACCAAATGGTGTACTACTACACGAGATAACGAGGACTACTTTGATAGATACACCTCCAAAGGTAAGTTATATTATATAATCGATAAAAAGTCCTCAGATAAGACTTATGGTAAGATGGCACTTTTAATACCATTCGGTAATGGTACACCTGAAGTATATAATCAACAAGATGGTGGTGAAAGATATGCGTTCTTATTGGAAAGATTCTCACCTATTAAAGACGAAATACAAAAATTGACTGAAAAAGGAGATGACTACGAAACATTGAAAAAGGTTAAGGGTAACCCTAAACTATCAATGTACGAGTCTTTAAACTCAGATTTCTTTGACCGTTTTGATGGTGAAAATGTAATACTTAATTTTAGTGATGAATTGACAAACTTTTTAAAGTTAATGGAGGAAGAAGTAGGTGAAGATGTTATAGGACATTACGATTGGGCTTATACAAATCCACACGGCGATTTCTTTTACGAGACGTATAGATTTGATGATGATATGAGTGAAGGTCATCCTTTATATAATCTAAACGAGGAACATATAGGTTTATTACGTTCTATCGTTGAAATTATAGAACCTGAACTATTAAAATACTTCGATGGTAATACAATAATCAGGGATGGTAATGGAGATGAAATATTAGCTAAGTTTATAAAAGAAGGACTTCCTAAACTTTATGAAGAATTTAGTTACTTATATTCACAAGCAGAAGATACATCCATACATGAGGGGATAAAAAAGTACGTTGACGAAAACGTGTGTAATCTTTACGATGATATAGGACTAACAAGAGTAGAGGATGGTAGTTGTTTTGACCAGTACGAAATAAGTGTAGATAGATTATTGGAAATGTATGAAGAAGATTTAGACTATCACAAAGATTTATCCGTACAACAAGTCTTAGAAAACTACATACATAGAAATGTAGACCTTAATGAAGATATTTTAGAACTCTATCACGAGTATCAGGACCACGATACGTTTAGTGAAATGTTTGATAATGAAATGACTAATCTTTTAGAAAATGTTTTAGAGGAAATAGAATCTGATGACGAAGTGGTATCAGATGCTAGAGAGTATAGACGAATACTAAATTATATAGATAAGAATTTTGGTTTAAATAAACCATATCCGATTAAAACATCCGATGATGGTACTGAAATTATATTCAGAGGAGTAAACCCAAAAAATTCTAAAATTGAATTTGTATTGGTAAATGGTGTTGAAAGAAAAACGGGTAGTGCGAAGTTGTCAACAATCATTAAACTATTGAACAACTACACACTATTTTCCCCATTTTAAATCTCCTCGTTTTCCAACAACCGTTCCCGAATAAGGAGGTACAACTCACCCATATCTTTTAGACTCAGAGAGATTACGTCACCAGTTGACTTAGACTCAATCTCAATCTCATTTTCACTAATATGGAAGTAGTGGTTATCACCATCAACCCAATCAGTTTCCTTGTAGTTGAAGTCATCGTATTCATCTTCGTCTTCATAGTTAGTAAACAAGGTACCCTGAGTATAGTAGTCATATGTAGGACGGACATAAGTGTACTCGTACTTTACATTACCAAGTTCCTTAACAACACCGACAGCCAAATCAAAAGCATCTTCTACGTCCTTTACAACAACAAACTCAGAAGAAGTGTGCATGTTATAGTATCCACAAGAGAAGTTGATACAAGAGAAGTCGCCCTTCATTTTGATTTGTGACACGTCAGTGTACGGATGTGACTGTTGGTAGGGAGAGACACCCATGGTGTTTTCAAAGACGGGGATGATGCGGTTAATAAACTCACCGTGGCCCTCATACAAACGAACCCCCGAACAAACTTCGGTAACCAAATGATTACCAGGTGCGTCGAACTGAATCGCATATCCCACGTCTTTGAGGAAGTCTACGTCACACTCTCGTGAACCGTGACACCCAGTCTCTTCAGAAACGAAGAGACCCACCTTAACATATTGTAGTTCACGAAGAAGTTCGAGAGCCAAGAAGACACCACACTTATCATCACCTCCGATTCCCGTTGGATTCCCTTGAGGTGTGTAACCCTTCAGTGAAAGATTTAGTTCTTCAGTAAACGTTCGACCAAAAGTGGCGGGCTTCTGAAGCATCTCCTCTTCGACTACAATATCATCAACCAACTCATGAACTGTATCCGTGTGAGCCACGAACATAGGATAGAACTCACCCTCAGGAAGAACACCTTTAGTTGCGTAGACATTGTTCATGTCATCGGTGTAGTACTCAACACCCTCGATTGTCTCAAGAACGTTTGAGATGTAGTTGACCATACCATCCTCCTTGTAGGTCTTAGTGGGGATAGAGAGTACTTCCTTGAGTCGATTGAGTTTATCCGTATTCATTTGTTCGTTGATTAGAATACAAATATATAACAAATAAATCTATAAACCAAAAAAAAGGGGAATTATTTCCCCTTTTCTAAAACTACTTCTTCTTTTCCTTTCATTTTCAGTTTACAAGGTACACCTTCAGTGATATTACCTCTGAGAACTTCTTCTGAAATCAAATCCTCGATTTTTTCTTGAATTGCCCTTTTAATTGGTCTTGCCCCATATTTTTCATCAAAACCTACTTCTGATAAGAACTTCTTAACTTTCTTATCGATGGTCACTTCATAACCGAGACGGTCGAGTCTGCGGTCGAGTTTCGACAATTCAATCTCTACGATTTGTTCAACTTCATTTTCTCTGAGGGGATTAAAGATTACTACCTCATCTACACGATTCAAGAACTCAGGTGTGAAGTGATTTTTCAACTCTTTTTCCAATAAAGCTTTTTTCATTGCTTCGTTATTGGAGATTCGTGTTGAAGTATCAAATCCAACACCTGAACCGAAGTCCTGTAGTTTCTTAACACCCAAGTTTGAGGTCATAATAATCAGACAGTTTCTGAAATTAATCTTTCTACCGAAGGAGTCTGTTAGGTGACCGTCATCCATCATTTGTAGAAGGATAGAGAAAATGTCTTTATTTGCCTTTTCAATCTCATCAAACAATACTACTGAGTATGGTTTGTTTTTGACCGCTTCGGTCAACTGACCACCTTGGTCGTATCCAACATAACCCGGAGGAGAGCCAATTAATCGACTCATAGAGAATTTCTCTTGGTACTCAGACATATCGACACGAATTAGAGAATCTTCATCACCAAAGATTTCTTTAGCTAGTTGTTTAGCTAAGTGTGTCTTACCGATACCTGTGGAACCCAAGAAGATGAACGAACCGATTGGACGATTTGGGTCTTTAATCCCTACACGGTTTCTACGAATAGCTTTCGAAATAGTCTTAACCGCAGCTTCTTGACCAATAACCGATGAGTTAAGATTACTCTCCAAGTCCAAAAGACTCTCCTTATCGTCGGCATTCAACTTAGACAAAGGAATTTTAGTCATATGTGAAACCACATCGTAAATCATCTCTTCAGTGATTTCTTTACGGTCCTCATCTTTTCTTGAATCAAATTTTTCTTTTTCATATTCAAGTTTTTCGATAATCTTACGCTCTCGGTCACGTAGTTGAGCAGCTTCCTCATATTTCTGACTCTTAACAACCTGAATCTTTTTATCCTTAATTTCAAGAGCCTCTAAACGAAGTTCTTCGATTATCTCAGGTAGCTTTACGTTGATTTGTGCGCGAGCACCAACCTCATCCATGATATCGATTGCCTTATCAGGAAACTCTCTATCCGTAACATAACGGTCAGCAAGTGTAACGCAAGTCTGAAGTGCTTCATCTGTGTAAATGACTTTGTGGTGGTCTTCGTAACGAGACTTCAAATTCTGAAGAATCTCTAAAGTCTCTTCAGTTGTTGACCCGTCAACCATAACTTTTTGAAATCTACGTTCCAAAGCACCATCCTTCTCAATATTCTCACGATACTCATCAAGAGTAGTTGCACCGATGCATTGTAGCTCACCACGAGCCAATGCTGGTTTAAAGATATTGGATGCATCAAGAGAACCTGATGTATTACCTGCACCGATAATTGTGTGAATCTCGTCGATGAAGATAATAATGTCATGGTTATCTTGAAGTTCGTCAAGAATCACCTTGAGTCTTTCTTCAAACTGTCCACGGTATTTTGTACCAGCAACAATAGACGTCATATCCAAAGATACTAGTCTCTTATCACAAAGATTTTGAGGACAATCACCCTCAAAAATCTTCATAGCTAGTCCTTCTACGATTGCGGTCTTACCACAACCTGGTTCACCAATAATAATTGGGTTGTTTTTCTTTCTACGAGAAAGAATCTGTGCAATCCTTTTAATCTCACTTTCTCGACCGATTACAGGGTCGAGTCTTCCCTCTGATGCGAGTTTCACCAAGTCTCTCGAAAAGTTGTCAAGAACAGGAGTTTTTGAATTACTCTGTTGTTCTTTCTTTTTTCTTGGACCTTTGTCGTTTGGGTCTACTGATTCAATCATATTTTAAAAATTATTTAGTTCAAATATAGTAAAGATTATACCAAGAAATCAACTATTGACATTCTGTCAGTTCATTTTTATGTTGTATGACATAATGTCAGTCTAACGGTATAATATATCGTTTGGCACGATATTCATAATATGAGTGTAAAAATAATAAACTTAAATAAAAAATACAAAAATGTTACGTAGAAGATTTAATTTTAATGACTTGTTTTCTGAGTTTGACTCATTATTCGATGGATTTGGTTCTTATAGTAATCCTATGGTAGTAAGAGGTAAAAAGGATGTTGATAGCGGTGAGGATGAAAATGGAGCATGGACAAAAGAAACATTCACATCCGAAGATGGGACATATCAGGTAACTTCCATTTACCGTTACAGTGATTCAACACCTAAAAAAGATTCAAGTGAAGTTTCAGTATTGAAAGATAAAATGAATAAAGCGGTAGAATCACAAGATTACGAAACTGCTGCTCAATTGAGAGATAAGATTAATTCTATTGAATCTAATAAAGAAAAGATTCAAGAGTTAAAGTCCCAATTAGACGATGCGGTATCTAAACAGGATTTTGAAAAAGCAATCAAACTTCGAGATAAAATTAAAAAGTATAACTCCTAATAAAATAACCCCTCATACAAACTGAGGGGTTTTTTATTCTCCTAAGTATTTATAGTAAAATATTACTATGAATAAGAATATATTGAGTGAAGTTAATCGTAATCGTGAGTTAATGGGTATTAACGAATCTGAACTTGACGAACAAGGTTTTTTGAGAGGAGTAAGAGATGGTATCAAGAAAGGTTATAATGATGCTAAAGATTTTATAAAAGATAAAATTGGTGACCCTGTAAAAGACGCCAAAGACTCTTTAGAAAAATACAACGGGAAACCTGTTGAGGATATCATACAAGAAATTTATGAGTCTGGTAAAAGAAATGGTAAAATAGATGTGAACGGAGAAACTCTTTATTATGGTGTCGGGTTATCGAGTAGTATCGAGATTTCTCGCTCAAAAGCAGAATCTAACGCTAGAATCGCGATGGCTGACGATTTAGGTGAAAAAACACAATCTGATAATATTACCACAACAACACAAACACAAAAAGGTGTTTCTACAGTAATTGACAAACTTTTTCAAACATCTAACGGTAAGTACAATAGTTATATTTTAATAAAACCTATACAATCAAATGTCAATTAAAACAGAAAGAATATTAGGTAAAAAAATAATCTGTGAGATTGACTCAACAACTCTCAGAAAAGCAGAGTACGATACCTCAAGTAGAAAGTTATTGGTCACATTTAAAGGTGATATACAATATGAATACGAAGACGTACCACACTCAGTTTTTACCAAGTTTAGAATGGCAGAATCACAAGGTAGTTTCTTTAATAAAGAAGTTGCTAGAAAATTCACTTATAACAAAATAGAGAAAGATGGATAATATAATCAGTAGTTTTTTTGTTAAAGATTCTTTGAACTCAGAGATATGGGATGACCACGATAATATCGAAGAATCAAAAATGAAACCTGAGATAAGAGAGGGATTATTGGAGATTGCCAATGAGTTTGTAGAATTTTTAGGATTTGATATTTTCGTACAAGATGTTACAATGACGGGTTCATTGGCCAACTTCAATTGGTCAGATTATTCTGATATAGACTTACACATTATATACGACTTTAAAGAGTCAGGTGAACAAGAAGAACTATTTAAAGATTTGTTCAACTTAAAAAAGACAATATTTAATTCACAACACGATATTACGGTAAAAGGTTATGAAGTTGAATTATATGTACAGGATATGAACGAACCACATATGTCCACAGGTGTGTATTCTGTTCTATATGATGAATGGTTGGAAAGACCTGAACCAAAGGAAGTTAAGATTGATAAAAAGAAGATAGAAGACAAATCACAACAGTGGATGGATATTATTGATAATACTATCGAAGATTTAGAAGTTAATGATTTGGAAAATTCAGTTGAGAAATTAGATTCGGTTAAAGAAAAAATAAAGAAATTCAGAACAAGTGGTCTTGAAAAAGGAGGTGAGTATTCCTATGAAAATTTAGTTTTTAAATTTTTAAGACGTAACGGTTACATTCAAAAATTATTTGACAATAAGAATGATTTGATTGATAAGAGTCTTTCTATACAAGAAAATTTAAAGTAATAGATAGTAAATATTAGAAAATACTGAATTTAAACATATTTATTGAAAAAATATAATCATGGCAGGTTTTACAGCATGTACACAAAGCGCGTCAACAACGTATAATTTATATTCGGGAACAACTCCGACGATACACCCAGTTGCGACTGTGGAAGTGTATGTTTCAGGTAACACTTGGGATACTCAGGAGAGAGTCCAATGTGGGAACGTAAAACTTGGTGGTAACGGTGTATTTAATTAACGAATTTTAAAAACAAAAAATATGGCAGATTTAAACCCTTTAGGAAGTGAAAAATTACAAGGTATGGACAAGATTAACCGTATCCTTGAAATTGCTCGTTATAACGAGACTTCACAAAATGTAAATGAGAGTAGAGCCGACTATACAATACAATTAGCTGACGGTAAGTTTTACGGTATCGTAAATGAAAAGAACGGTTATATCGTAAAATCAGGTATTAACGAATCAGAAATGGAGTATCGTGAACCAATGCAAAACAGAAAGTATCACAAGTCGTATTCTCAAGCTATGAAGCAAATTAATTTATTAGCGGGTGAATTAAATAGAATTCACGAACACGATGAGAATATCGATATGATTGGAGAACAAAAGAAATTTGTTTTAAAGACGCCCGAGGCTAAAATGAGTGATATGGGTGACGCTCCTGAAGCTTTACCAACACCTGAACCAGCACCTGAGGAAGGTGGTGAGGATTTAGACTTAGATTTAGACTTGGACACACCTGAGGGTGAAGAAGAGTTAGATTTAGATATGGATTTAGGTGACGACTTACCTGAACCTGAAGGTGTGGAAGGTGAAGAAGAAGACATATCATTTAAGGTTATTCAAAAACTAACAGGAAAGTTAGGACAAAAGTTAAGAACATTGGATTCACAAGAAGGACTGTCTTCTGAAGACATTAAGTACGTTTTAAATTCAGTTATATCTGCCGTGAATTTAGAAAACTTAACCGAAGAAGACTTAGAGGATGTTTTAGCTAACTTTGAAGATGAGGAGATTGATTACGGTGTTGAGGGAGAACTTGATATAGAAGCGGGTGACGAAGAAGGTGATGAGTTAGACTTAGACCTAGACATGGAGGAAGAACCTGTGGCTGATGAGGAATTAGGTGAGGGATACGGAATCGAAGAAGTTGTAGATGAAGTTTTTACAGAATCTAAAATAGATAAGGTTCTATCAAAGTATTTTGTTATTTCTGAAGAAGAAAAGAAAGAGACTGATGATAAGAACGTAATGAGATTCATCACAGAAAAAGTGAACAAAGCTAAAGTTAAGTCTGAAGTTAAAGAAATGTCAGAGACTTTAGAACAAGAATTAACCTCAGAGTTTATCATGAAAGAAAACAAAGGTTCTAAGTTCTTAGGTAAAACGAACAAGAACAACTTAGTATTCGAAGTAGATGGTAAACAATTGAAAGTATCACCTAATGGAGAATTACTATGAGGTTAGTCTACGTCAACGAATTGGGTCCCAACTATAAAGGGGACAATATCTATGAGTTTATATTCTCTGACGTAGACGAAGTATGGGGTGAAGATTGGGATTCTGAACCGGCTTCAGGAAAACCTTTACCCCCAAATGTTGAATATATTAAGAAAGTTGGTGTTTTGAGAAACTCAGATATTGAGTTGGAACTCGTTCAGAACTCCGACTTTTTTTCTGTTTATGACGCGGTAGAAGATGTCATAGCTTTAGGATGGGAAAAATCCGATTCTGAGTTTGTAGTTGATAGTAACTATAAAAGATTAGTCTTTAGATACGGAGATACTGTAAAATCCGTAGAAGATAAATTATATGAAAGAGACATAGTCCTTTCGTATGAGAAAAGTTTTGTAAACCATGAAGAATAAAGAACAAAAAATAGTAAGACTTCTTGAGGAGGGTTTCTCATATGAGACTATTAAAAAGATGTCTGATTTACATATTAATAAAATATACGAAAGTATTGAGGAAGCTGAAACTACTACTGTAGAAAAGACAACGTATAGTAAATCTGAAGTAGATAAGATGAAAAGAGATAAGGGAGGTCTTAATGTAAATGGTACAGTCACACCAAATGACGATGGCTCAGTTACAGTAACTCAACAAATGGAAGAAGAGATAGATGATACTAATGCGTTAGGTAAATTAGCCATGCAAACCGCCACAGGTCAGGAAATGCCTCACGATGCAGATGATATGGCTCCTGACGGTATGGACGATGATTCTGACAATGATAGAAAAATGATGGCTAATGAAGAATTTTATGGTAATATTGACGAAGAGGCCGTCATAGAAGAATTATTCGGTAACTCAAAGAAAAAAATGAAAACGCCTATCACTACATTAGGTATGTTTGAAGAAACAAACGAAGGTACAAAATGTTGGAAGGGTTATGAAAAGAAGGGTATGAAGACTATGTTCGGTAAGAGGGTACCAAACTGTGTTAAAAAAGAAAGTAAGGAAGAAAAAGTTAGACAGATTGAAGAAAGTATCTTATCTTTGATTAATAAATCACAAGGTAAAATGTTTACTAAAAAGGATATTCTTGAGCAGGGACCAAGTATCGCACCTGTGAAACCAACCGTTAAACCAGGTGTTAGACCTGAAAGAGGAACCCCATACAAACCAAAACACAGTCCTAAACCTAAAGCAGGTACTGAAGTTAAACCCGCAAGACCAACAGTTAAGCCAGGTGTTAGACCTGAAAGAGGAACTCCTTATAAACCAAAACACAGTCCAAAACCAAAGGCTGGTGAGGAACAAGGTTTACCTGAATTCCTTAAGTTTAATAATCTAAATATTAAATTCAGAGATGAGTAAGTTGAAAGAACAGATTGAATACGATGGTCCCGAAAGAATGGACCGAGAAATAGAGAGAAAAATTTCAAGTGGTGAAACTCCTATATCTGATAATCCAGGGTTACCTGGTAAAGAAGAAGATGAGTTTGACAATTCATTTGCTGAATTGGTTGCTTCTGAAAGATTTAAACAAGTTGTTGAGAAGGTTAAGCGTTACACCGGTATGAATGACGTATCAGGACAAAACGCCTTTAATCAACTTCAAATGATGTTAATGCAAGCGGTACAGGAGGTAAAATCTATCGAATCAAATAATGAGGGATACTTAGAACAATTAGCGGTTGATTTGGTTAAACAAGAATTATCTTTACCTGACGACGCTTTTCAGTACGATGTTGAATTACAATCTATGCCCGGTCAGATAGACACGTCTCAGATGATTTCAGAACCCGAAGAGATTGATGATGAGGAGGTACAACAACAGTTTGGTGTAAGTGCAGATGAAGCGGAAGACGACTTGGAAAATTTCATGGCAGCTTTTGAGAAATTTGACTTAGAAAAGGCTAAAAGAAGGTTTATTAACTCACTGATACAAGGAGCGTCTAAAAAAGGTCATTATATGTTTCATCTTGTTGAGGAACAACTTAACACTCTTGACCCACGTCTACTTAATCTATACGGTGTGTTAATGTCTATTAACGACCTATTATATTGGATTATGCCCGACCAAATGATTATGTCGGCCGCGGGTAGTGGAGAAGGGGTACAAGGTTCTGAAGAAATTGACGATACCACAGACCCACCAACAATTAAAGCTAAAGGATTGTTCTTCCCTGTTCTAATACACGAACTCATAAAAGGAGTTTATGAGGTGTTAGGTACTCAAGGATTACCTGACGACCCTAAAGCTGCTGAAATGGTTATGGGTCAAACTGATACACTACCTTATGAAGTTTGGGATTTAAGATTAGGTCCAGTCATTTGGGACAAATTCACTGAGTCATATCCTGATAAGTTATATGAAGACGACATGAGAGAAATACAAAATTACTTATTCTCAAGATTCTCTTCACTATCTACTGACGAATTCTTTGAAGTTGCAAGAATGATTCTTTCGGGTTCAGATGAAGGTAAACAATTAGTTTCTAAAATGGTTGACGAAATTATTGATGAACTAAAAGGTTATGAGTATGAGGATGCTATGTCACAGTATAGTGATGACGACGATGACGACGATGATGGTGGACTTTCAGACTTGTTAGGTGATTTAGGTATTTCTTTAACATAAATTCTTACTAAAATGTCTATATGGCGTTAACAAAAGAAAAAGTATTATTAGAGTATGCGAGGTGTGCGAAAGACACCTCGTATGCGTTAAGGACATATCTACAAACCTACGACAATACACAATCAAAATATGTTCCATTAAGGTTATTTCCTGACCAAGAAAACCTTATTAAAGACTACGACACCTACGAAGAGAATATTGCACTTAAGTATAGACAGGCGGGTGTATCTACAGTAACCTCAGCATGGGTATCAAAAAAGTTGGTTACAGCATCCAAAACAAAACCTGAAAAGATTCTAATAATCGCGAACAAACTTGACACCTCTGTTGAGATGGCAAGTAAGATACGTGCGTTTATTGAACAATGGCCAAGTTGGTTTGGAGTAAAATTCTCAAACGAAAAAAATTCACAAAGACATTACAAACTCACAAATGGTTGTGAGGTAAAGTCAGTTGCAACTTCTAAAGACGCACTTAGAGGATATACACCAACAATACTTGTGTTTGATGAAGCTGCGTTTATTGAAGCCGACAATGACTTTTGGTCCGCATGTATGGCTTCATTATCTACGGGAGGTAAAGTAATTGTTATATCAACACCTAACGGTTTTGATAGAATTTATTATTCTATATACGACCAATCATTAAGAGGGATGAATGACTTCAAGATTACCGAAATGTATTGGTATCGTGACCCTCGTTACGCCAAAGACTTAAAACTAATTAAATGTAATGATATCGTACATTACATGTTAAATAGAGAGGATTATAATGATGATGAGATAATAATCGATTACACATCCGTAGACCCTATGGAAAGAAACTTCGAAGAAATAAAAGAGAAGTTTTTAGAAGGGTACAAACCATACTCTAGTTGGTTTGAGGGTATGGCTAAAAAACTTAAGTTTGATAGACGTAAGATTGCACAAGAATTGGAATGTAACTTCTTAGGTTCAGGTGACAATGTCATACCTAACGATACTATTGAAAAGATAAAGGAAAACTTTATACGTGACCCTGAAAATAAATTTATGGGTGGTGCATTATGGCAATGGAAAGAACCCGTAGTGGGTCACAAATATATTATGGGTATAGACGTTTCTCGTGGTGATAGTGAGGACTTTACAACATTCTGTATTATAGACTTTGACGAAAGAGAACAAGTCTTAGAGTACTTAGGTAAGATACCACCCGATGTTGCTGCAGAAGTTGCATACAAATGGGCAACAATGTATTCGGCCTTTATTGTAATTGATATTACAGGAGGTATGGGGGTATCTACTGCGCGTAAACTTCAAGAGATGAATTATAAAGATTTATATGTTGAGGGTACTAACGCGGCTGATAAGTGGAAGTACAACCCTAAAACAGTTGAAAAAATACCTGGATTGAACTTCAACTCAAAAAGGGTTCAAATTGTGGCGGCGTTCGAAGAAGCGTTAAGACATAATTTTATTGTTAGGTCATCTCGTTTGATAAATGAATTAAACACATTTGTATATATAAACGGTAGACCCGACCACATTAAAGGTCAACACGATGATTTAATTATGGCTATGGCGATGGCAATATATGTCGGTGAAAGTTCATTCACACAATTAGAAAAAGTTACTGAACAGACAAAAGCTATGATGGAGAGTTGGATGGTTAATGAGACACCTGTTAAGAATTCATCAAAAGATTTTAATCCCGGTCTACCAGTAATGCCAAACACAAGTCATCACAGACCTAATGGTATAACAAAAGAAGATTATAATGAATATAGTTGGTTATTCGGGGGTAGAAGAAGATAACCTTTAATTAATTCGGGTAAAGTTTATATTTATCTAAAAAACTATGGCGGAAAACAATAACTATACGATTTGGCAAAGACTAACCAAAGTTTTTGGTCCTGATTCAACTCTTGACCAACAACCTCCCGTATATAACTTCGACAAAAAACAGATACTCAAAACTACTAACAAACAAGAGTATGAGAGAGAGAAGTTACAAGCACAACAAACACTTTATTTAGGACAACAATGGCAAAAGATTGAAAACAATCTTTATACTCAAGCCGTTTACTATGAACCAACTCGTTTAGCATCTTTCTACGATTATGAAAGTATGGAATATACTCCTGAGATTTCTGCCGCCTTAGATATATACTCAGAAGAATCTACCACACCTGATGAAGATGGTTACATGTTACAGATTTATTCTGAGAGTAAAAGAATTAAGTCTGTATTAGGTGATTTATTTAATAATAGATTAGATATTAATACTAATCTACCTATGTGGACAAGAAATACATGTAAGTATGGTGATAACTTTGTTTACTTAAAGTTAGACCCTGAAAAAGGTATTATGGGTGCACAGCAACTACCTAACATAGAAATTACAAGACAGGAGAGAGGTATGAAAATGAAGCCTGAACGTAATTCTACAAATACGGAAAATGATGCGTTAAAGTTTTTGTGGCAGAATAAAGACATGGAATTTAATACATGGGAGATTGCCCACTTTAGATTGTTAGGTGACGATAGAAAACTACCATATGGAACTTCTATGTTGGAGAAAGGTAGAAGAATTTGGAAACAGTTGATACTATCAGAAGATGCTATGTTAATATACAGGACGTCACGAGCACCCGAAAGAAGAGTCTTTAAGGTTTTTGTTGGAAACATGGACGACAAAGATGTCGAACCATACGTAAACAGAGTTGCTAATAAGTTTAAGAGAGACCAAGTGGTTGACTCAAACAACGGTAATGTTGATTTAAGGTATAATCAGATGGCCGTTGACCAAGACTATTTTATTCCTGTTAGAGACCCTAACGCACCTAACCCGATTGACACATTACCAGGTGCACAGAACCTATCTGAAATTGCGGATATAGAATATATTCAGAAAAAACTATTAACATCTCTAAGAGTACCTAAGGCTTTCTTAGGTTTTGAAGAGGTTGTTGGTGATGGTAAAAATCTATCCCTACAAGACATACGTTTTGCAAGAACAATTAATAGAATACAAAAATCTATGATTCAGGAATTGAATAAAATTGCAATAATACACCTTTATCTTTTAGGTTTTGAAGACGAATTAGGTAACTTCACTTTAGGGTTAACTAATCCATCTACACAAGCGGACTTACTTAAGGTCGAACAGTGGCAACAGAAGATTCAATTGTATAGAGACGCGGTCACTGACCCTGGTAATGGTATATTACCTGTTTCTTCATCATGGGCTAAGAAACATATCTTAGGATTTAGTGATGAAGAAATAAAGTTAGACTTACAACAACAAAGAATTGAAAAAGCCGTTGCGGGTGAATTAGAAAAAACTGCAGAGGTAATTAGTAAAACGGGAGTGTTTGCTAATATTGACAAATTATATGGTAACAAACCCGGAGAGGGTGGAGACCCTCTTGGTGGTGAAACTACCGATTCATCAGTAGGAGACCTCGGTGGTGCACCATCAGGGGGTGGAATGGACTTAGGTGGTGACTTAGGTGGTGACTTAGGTGGTGACTTAGGTGGTGGAGATGAAGGGGGTGGTGAAACACCTGCGGAGGAACCTCCAGTTGAGAGATTAGTGAGAAACAAAGATTTAGACCTCTTGGTGGAAGATGACTTAATAAAGGGTAAAAGTATTTTAGATTTATCTAAAGGAAGAGAATCACTAGGTGAGATTGAAAAGGAGTTGAATTCTCTTTTAGGGGAATAATGTGTGAATAATACCTTTTACATGATATTTATATAAAAAAATGTCATGACTTCATTCGGTACAATTAAAACTAAAATAGAAAAGTTATTTGAATCTACTTACGGAAAACCAGAATTTAAAGACCACATAAAGTCGTTTAATAAAATGGTTCTTGAAAATAAAAACGTAAGTGAGATATATTTTATATACGATGAGTTATCATCTAACAAAGGTTTAAGTAAAGATATTGTTGATGAGTATATCTCCGAAAGTTTTGAGCAATTAAGGGATTTAATTAATAATAATCAAAATAAAATAGACTTATTGAGTAGTTGGGTGAACGAATTAGTTTTAGAAGACACTAATAACTATAACGACATTGATTTACAAGTTTACACTAAAAACGTAACCAAGAATTTAGAATCGTTACTTGAATCAAAAAATAGAATAAGAAAAACTTTATTGTGTTCTAAAGAGAAAGAAATTTCAGAATCCACATTAAACATACCAATTTCGTCTATGTTGCAAATCGCAACAAAAACCTTTAACAAAGAGTTTTCAACATTAAATGAAGAAGAAAAGAAAGAGTTCAAGTTTTTCACTTCATTAAACGAAACTGAATTAAAAGATGAAATTAATAAGTCAAAAACTTTGGTTTGTGAAAAACTAAATCTCAGTTTAAACGAATCTTCCGATTCCGAATTAAGAGAAAAAATTCAAAAAACTTTAGATAAAATAAACGAAACTGATTATACCCTTACTTCACTTTACAAATTAAAGCAGTTAGAAAAAGGGTTATAATGAGAAAATTTCTTACGTCTTTATTAGGTGATGTAGATGGTCAAAAATCTTCTAAAAGATTTATAACCATTTGCGCATTCTTTATGATGTGTGTGGCATTTATCGCTAATATTTTTATGGATATTCCTTTACAAAAATATGTATGGGACGGTATGATGTATATTGTAGGTGCAGGATTGGGTTTTACAACTATAGAAAAGTTTTCACGAAGTAGAGGTCCTGAAGAATAATTAAAGGTCGTTTTTCTTCCTGTTTACATAAATTGCCTTTTTCTTCTTTTCTCTTCTT